GCGAAGGCTTGGTTGAGGGCTGACTCCAGTTCTTGGCTGATGATGGAGAGGACGGAGTTGGATTGGGCTTGGTCGATGCGCTTGGCCTCGGCAGACTCGGCTACGAATTTTTGGCCGAAGAGCTTGGTGACACCCAATGTGGACATCTGGGAAGCTAGGGATTCCAGTTCGGCCATCTGGGCGTCGAAACTGGTGGCATCAGCTTGTACGTAGTACGCCTTGTTGCCGGGTTGCATGGCGATGGCGTAGTTCACGCCCATGGCGGTGGTGCCGCTGATGTCGTCCCAGCCCTCTAGGACAAGGGTGGGCATTGCGGCAATGTGGAGGGCGTGGATTAGGTCCGCTTGGCGTTGGTAGTGGGTGATGTTCAGGTTGGCAATGTCAAGGAGAGGTGGTTGCGATACCAGTAGGCCACGGCGGTTGCTGTAGATCGGGACGAGGGGGATTTCGTCCAGGCTGTAGCCGCCTGAAGCGGTAAATTCGACTACTTCTTGGCCCAAGGTGTAGAGGTCGTAGCGGCCTGGGTAGATGACGCGCATTTCTTCGACTTGCTCTTCGCCGAACTCGTTGAGGGGGCGGTAGTCGTAGTCGTGGATGCGTACTTGCAGCAGGCGGTTGGTGCCGGGTTCTTTGCGCCAGCCCCAGATTTGGGGGGCATCGACGTGGACGAAGTAGGGGCGGCGGCCCATGGCGCGTTCTTCGGCCAGGTTGCGGGCACCCATCGCGGCGGGGTAGTCGATCAGGATTGCGCTATGGCCGTAGGTCAGGCTGCTTACCAACGCCCGACGTGCGTATTCGTTGATGCTGGAGCCCAGGCCGTCGATGTTTTGTGCCAAGTCCAGCCAGTATTGGTCGCCCTCGATGTGGATTGGTTTGCGCAGGATGGCGCCAGCAGCGGTCTCGATTAGGCGGCTGGTGTAGGGGCTAAGGACGCTGCGGTCGACGCGGGTGCGGTAGGCGTCGTCGTCTTCTCGCGGTTCCTGTGGCAGGTAGGTCTCGGCAAGGTCGCGGATGTAGTTGGTGCCACGGGTGACAGCGGCCATTACGCCCCAGTCGGGCATCATGGCTATTACGTCCAGGCTGCGGACAAAAGGGGATTCGCTGACTACAGCGCCAGTTGGAGGGATGTTGGCGCTGTAAACCACGGTTTGACTCCTACTTTGTACCTATTTTGGCACTTCGGGTCACCATTTTTCACGATTTGCCCAGAATGCAGCTGACATCTTGCCTTTGGCGATGTTGCTGGCGTGCCTAGCCTTAAATGATGCCCTTCTGGCCTTGTCTGCTGCTGATTCTCCTGTTCGTGCTGGTGAGCCAGATACGCCCTGTTGGCCGAAACGGATGAGCTTTACGGTGGCGCGTTCTTTGGCGAGGACTGCGTGGGATTTTTTGGGGTGCCCTGGGGTCCGCTTGGGTTTGTTGTAGCCCGCAAATTTCTCGCCCCGGTATTCAATCGTCATTATGCAAATACCTCGCTGGCTACAAGTCTGCCGCGCGCAAAGGTGATGTCAACGTTGCTGCTGTGGTTGGCGATGAACAGTGCTACTTCATCGTTAGCGGCCATGCTGATCATCCAGTTGGTGACCAACTTGGCTTCCTCGTTGCCCGAGCCGGTGAAGGCGCGGCATTCGGTTTGATCTATGGCGGTGCCGTTCTTGGCCAGCTTGATGCCGAGCACTTTGTTGTTGCCGCTGACGGTCTTGGCGTCGATGCTGCCGTAGATCTGCATCAGCTTGGTGGCGCCGCTGGTGTTCTTCACCGCAAATGCGTTGGTGGTGCCGAGCGTCATGCCGCTTGCGGTGGCGGTGTCAAAGGTGCCGGTTAAGCCGGTGGAGACGTACACGCCCTGCGTAACTATGTCAATGGTGCCGCTATCCATCTTGCTGGCTTGACCGCGCACCATTACGCCAGCCGCGCCAGATGGGCCTGCAGGCCCTGGCGTTGTAACAGTGACTGTGTTGGTAGTCTCGTTGACGGTTACGGATGTCATGGCGCTGTATAGCCCTCAGAGACGAACACGATACCCTCAAGGTAGTAGTTGCGTAAGCCGCTGGAATCTTCTAGCAGCACGTCATACTACGCCTCATCTGGAAACGCAGTGGTTTGCGTATCCGTCAATGCAATAGCAATGGTGCCTGCGGCGCGGTTGGTGTAGGTAACGGTGAAGTCAGCGTATTTAGTGGTGCGGCTTGCATTCCAAACTTGTGCGTATGCAGTCCAGCCGGTGAGGTTGATGGCAGCGCCAGTGCTGTCTTTGAACTGCAGCGACAGGTCGTAGTCAGCCCGGCGCTGGATGGCAATATTGTGCTGGCCGGGTTGAACGCTCATAGCCAGACTCTAACTGGGTTAGCAGGCTCCACCGCATACTGCTCCCACCCATCCGGCAGCTCACCAGCAAAGTTAATGTGCCAGCCGTCAAGCTCAGGAATCTCACCAACAACATCAATGGCATGGTCGTGGGTGTAGGCGGCCAGGGTATCGTCCGTAATGAACCCTGCCTCAGTGGCAGCAGCGGTCCAGGCGTCAGCGTCGGGGAAACGTAGGAAGTGGGTCATTGTGTTATTGGCTGAAGGGTGCTGTTAGCAAGGCGGGTGGGCCAGTAGGCGAGGCGCTTGATGGGGCCGTTTGCATAAACGGGTGAGCTGGCAGATCCGATAAAAGCCCTATCAACAGTTGGCAAGGTTCCACTTGTATCAGCAGTACCTAGCGTACCGTTAAAAGAAAGCTGAAAATCGTTTAACGAATACACCGCGCATGTTTTGCCAATTGTGTTAGCGTTATAACCCGTGACACTAAAATTAGCTTGGGTTGTTCCCCCATCTGTTACAAGTAAAGATGACGCATTAGTTGTGCCATTTCGCCTAACTTGAATTCGTTCATTAGCTGTGCCATCATCCGCTTGAAATAAAATTGGACTAGCAGTTGATGCTGCTGTGGCGCCCTCGACAAATATTGTCCCCTCATCCTGCCGATACCAGGAGCTAAAGTTCGACCCGGTAATGCTGGCCACATCTGCGGCGCGGGTTACGGTTGCGGTAGTGGTTGGGATGTAGGAGGTGGCGAAGGCTCCGGCTTCTAGTTGGGCGCCCCAGAAGAATAAACCAGAAGTGCCGTTGCCAGTGTAACTAGTCGACCCAGATACATACATTTGCGTTTGTACGGTACTTGGGACTGGTACGGCAACAGTTGTAGCAGTAAGCCTACAGCGATACCAACTATTTAAAAAAGGTTCAATAGACGCAGTAACCGAACTGCCAGCCGTTGCTATAACTGTTCCAGCAGACAAATCAAAAGTAGCATTTCTTTGGCCATTTACCCAATTAGAAGAAGTTCCAAATGCAATGGTTGCTTGAGTGCGCGTATTTGCTTTTAGAAAAAATGTAAACGTGTATGCAGTATTACCAGCCCAAATAATTGAAGCTGTGTTTACCGAATGGGAACCGGTTGATGTGTCTTCAATTAAAGTATCTGCTGTAACCAATCCATCTGGAGCTGTTGTTGTATTGTTTGTAATCGAAGCGCCAGTGATATTTGCTAAAGCCTCAGATGTAGTAATTAAGTTCGTCCTAGCCTCCTCCACCAGCAGGCCAAGGCTTTCACCCGTTGTCGGATTGTGGTCGAAGCGTGGGGCGGAGTTGATTGTGCTCGTCGTGGGGATGTACTCACCAACGGTGGAGGCTTGCTCTAGCTGGGCGCCCCAAAGAAACAGGCCACTGGTGCCGTTGCCGGTGTAGGAAGACGTGCCAATGTCGTCAGAACATAAGGTAATCGTAAAGTTTCCCGTAGCAGTTGCATCTGATGTTGAAGATACCGATATTCGATACCAACCATCTGAAAAAGCTGTGACAGAACTGCCTGTATACGCAGATCCAACTGACACAAACGCCCCGGTATTGCTATTGAAAATTGCTGTGCGTTGAGTCACTGTTCCAGGGAACGGGTTGGGGTGTATCACAATTTGCACTGTTTGTCGTTCAGCTTTTTTGATAAAGAACGAAAAGGTGTACGCCAGGCCACTTGTGTAGGTGATTGTTGCAGCTTCGACGATGTTGTGAGTTCCCGTTGAACTGTCCTCTACCAGTTTGTCTGCGGTAGTGGTTCCATTCGGTGCAATAGTAGCGTCTGCTGTGATTGAAGATAATGTTTTTGTCCAAGCGGCATCGCCTAGTTCTTGGCTGCGAAGACTTAGGTTTGTCACCGCCGTCTTAACCAACCCATCGCTGCCGACAAACGTGCCGGAGCTGGCGCGTGTGAAAGTGACCAGACTAGCGCCGGTCTTAGCATCAGTCAGTGATTTATTCTCAGCAAAGCGCAGGTCAAGTGATGGTACTGCGCGGGCAGCAGTCCACAGCGAGTTTTGTACCCATGGGCCAGCTAATGCACCACCAGGTGCTACTGCTACCCGGAACGCTGCGGAGCCTCGCATCAGAGTCCGGCCTCCAGCAGATTCATGCGGATGCTCACCGTACTGGCACTAACTGGGGTGTAGGCACCACGGGTTTCAATCTCAACAAACAACGTGGTACTGGCGGCGGCCAACTTGATTAACCTGCCGGGGTAGTCCACTTGCGTGTAGATGGTGCTGCCCAAATCCTGCGGTGCTGACAAATCGATGTAACCCATGTATGCAGCGCGATCACCACTCAGCAAGTCGAAGGCTGCGTTGTCAGCAATAGCAGTAGGTGATGCGCTGTACATGTGAACGCGGAAAGCGCCCATGCCAGATGGCACCGTGCTATCGCTGAATACCAGTGAGACGCTTTGTATCAGCACGAAACCAGCGTTGGGGCCAGCAGCGGTAAGGCTGATGATTGCACTGCCGCCGGTATCTCCAACGACGTCGCCTGCGGTGTAGGCGGTGGTGTTAGAGGGGCGGGTGATGCTGGCGGTAGTGCGGTATGCCTTGCCGTCAACGGTCAGGCTGCTATCGGCGTCAGCAACCGGAATGGGGTTGCCAGTGTCATTTTTTATTTCAACGCCATCGGCGGTCACACTTAGCGTGGCGCTGCCGATGTTAACCGGCATGGGGCTAGCCGGTGATACCTGGCGCTCGAAGCCGTCCGAGCCGATGAAAGACGTAGAAGGCATGGCTGGGACGCTTTACTGCGTAGCTTACTGCTTGTAGCTGTATCCTACTCGTCGTCGTCGTCTTCCTCCACTTCGTCGTCAACATCCACCAAAACTTCTATGCCTTGGAAGACGTTGCCCATGAAGCCGGCAAATAATGCGGCGTCGTTGGGTGTTTTGAAGTCGAAAGTGACCTCCGTGCGGCCTGTTTCGGCGTCAACTTCGATGTAGGTGGGACGGCCTTGGTAGGTGTGGATCGTCACTTCTTCTTGGGTGCTTTTTTCTTGGTGCTCTTAGCTGTCATCGGCTTAGCCTTAGCGCCCTTGGGCATCTTCATGTCGCCGTAATGTCCGGGCATGGGGCTATTAGCGGGGTAGTTACCACACACGATAGTTGGTTTTGCCCATGTTTTCGGGCTTGGCCAGGTTGAAAGTTTGTAGGCAGAGGTAACCCAAGGCGTCGAAGGCGTGATCCACGCCCAAGTTTTTGTTGGGGAGGCCCGTGTTAGGGGCGTAGGTCAAGGTGCGGAGGGATTTTATTAATTCTTTACATCGCGGGTGGATGAAGAGGCGGCGGGTTCCAGTGGCGTCGAGCAGGGCGGTGTTGACGCAGGTGATCTTGTCGCGGATTTTCCAGGGGGAGCGGGGGCTGGAGACTGTGAAGCCGGATTTTCGCAGGATTGTGTGGTCAGTTGCTCCAACGCCGCTGGTTTTGCGGGCGCCGCCTGTTGGGTCGGGGCAGGCGATGATGCGGCGCTCCACGCCGTAGCGGGTTTGGACTTCTTCGCAGAGATCCCAGGTGGTGGCGCCGCCCGTCATGATGATTTCGTCGAAAATCCACAGGACGTCGCCTTTTTTGACGCCGCAGACGGCAGACATTGGGTCGATGTTGAAGTCCACGCCCATAAGTAGGGGCAAAACCGGCAAATCTTGGACGATCTTGTCGATGTTGTCGTCCGAAAATGAGACGGCGACGAGACCACTCAGGTTTTCGAAGCTGGCCTCGAACTCCTGGCGGAAGGTGCGGGGGTCTAGTTGGCTGCGGGCTGCCTCGATTTCAGTGGGTGGGACATTATCGCCTTCGATGGTGGTGAATTGCCATCGTTTCCAGTCGTTATCGCCCTCGTCGCAGTAACACCAGAGGTCGTAGAACCAGCTGGCGGTTCCATCCGGAGTGGAGATGAAGAGAGCCCAGCCCTGTTTGTCCGCGAGGGCGGGGCGCAGGACCTCGAACCAGACCTCGCTGTCCATGAAGGCGGCCTCGTCGAGCACCACGCCGGCCAAACTTCGGCCGCGCAGGGCCATTGCGTTTTCCGTGCCCTTCAATTCGATGGTGCTGCCGTTCACCAGTTCGATCTTGAGGTCGGTCTCGTTCTTGGCGCGGACCCAGGCTTTTGGGACAAGACGCTTGAGTAGCTTCCACACGATGTCCTTAGCCATCCTGTAGCTAGGGGCGCAATAGAAGTAGGTCTCGCCGGGCCGGTCTATTGCCCCACGCAGAAGTTCGACGCAGGAAAGGTAGCTTTTGCCGAAACGGCGGCCTGCGACGAGGACGCGGAATCGGGTGCGGTTCGAGAAGACTTCACCTTGCGCGTGGCGAAGACTGACGCTGTTATCACTCATGCGGACTACTCTACTGCAATAGAAAGTAGTGGTTGCTTATTTTTTGGGCGGGGTGTTCCAGCAGATGGAGAATTGACCCCCTACCCCGGAGGTG